GTTACTGCTGTGGATCAGGCGTCAGGCAATCCGTTGCTGTTGCCCTGGTCGCCACCGTCCTGGTGGTTGTCGTCCTTCTGTACCGGTTCGCCACCAGCATTCAGCCGAGCGGCCTCAGCTTCCGCTTCAGCTTTGGTACCGGTGAACAAGGCCGCGCCGTCGGCATCCTTGACGACGAACTTTCCAGCGGCGCCGCGTGCTGCGACGTAGCCACCGTCCTGGTGGTTGTCGTCATGGTTACTGACCGGCGCAGCGGCAGCCTTGCCCTTTGCCGGCTTCAGGTTGGAGCCAGGGCTGTCGAGTTCCAGCACGACAATTTCCCCGGCCTCATACAGGCGGCCGTTGATGAACGACCGCTCCAGCACTTCGTATGGCTTAGGCATTGGTCTGCACTCCAGCAACCACGCCGGCGGTGATCTTGCCCAGCGTTGGGGCGGTGCCGGTGACGGTGTAGTTCATGCGCAGATAACGCTCGGTTTTCTGCGGGAGGGTGATAACCGGAGACTGGTAACCCAGCTTCAGATCAGCCAGTGGAACAACGACCGAATACAGCGAGCGCGGCGAGGCGAACCCCGAGTTGTCATCGGTCTGCAATTCAATGGTCAGGCTGGTCAAGGTGTTGAAAGCTTCAACAACCTGTACCAGCAACGGGATGTCACCGGCGCGGCCAACGTCCTTGTTATCGCCGCGATCGATGATGTCAGTCGACGCAGCTGAGGCAGTAATTGCCTGAGCGCTCGACATCATAAGTTTTGCGTCAAAAAGCATGATGGTGTCTCCCTGAATTAGGAAACCACGCGGTCGTTAGACCACGCGGGCTTCGGTGTTGAGCAGAGCGTCGACGCGCTTGATCGGGATGCCCAGGAACTCTGGAATCTTCTTGCCGGCGTATTCGCCGATAGTCAGGTTCACGTTCTTGGAGTTCATGGCCTGCAGGTGCAGGAAGGTTTGCAGCGTGCGGTTCGCGTAGATCACCGTGCGGCCTTCGCCCTGCATTGGGTTTTCCAGCAGGTAGTAGGCCTTGATCATCAGTTCGATCAGCTTCGCGCCGGTCGCACCGTCGGTGGTCAGCGCGTTCACGTCGATGTTCGCTACACGAGCGTTTGCACGCCAATCGCGTACCGACATGCCGATGTCCCACTTGAAGTGGTCACGGTAGGCCTGGAACTCGCCACCGTTCGCATCCTTGACGGTGTCTTCACCCAGATTGCGGTGCTGGAAGCCGGCAACGCTGCCTTTCGGATAGAGCAAGTGAGTGGTCATTTCGCCCCAGGTGACGAACCACAGTGAAGCGTTGGTAGAGCCAGTGCCGCCAGCGTCAACGATGTTGGCGCCAGACTCGGCCGACTTGTCGTTGTAGCGCGGCGAAAGGCCCAGGAACGCTTCCGGCTCGGAGCCGGTGTTGCCGTAGAACATGTAGCGCGCGGCCTTGTTGTTGAAACCTTGCAGCTTGGCGATGTTCTCGGACACACGGAAACCATCAGCGTTGCCGCTGAGGTCGGCCAGCGCTTTGTCGACCAGGCCGTAGTCTTCCATCATGCCGGTGGTGTCCAGCACTGGAACGGTGGTCGACTTGCTTGGCTGAATGCCCTTGTTGAACAGGCGCCAGGTTGGCTCAGGAATACCCGAGCGCATGGTGGTCTTGTGTTTGGAGCCGTCGTTGCACTCCTGGTACTCGGCATCCATGAGGATGTCGTTCTGCTTTGCCATCAGCTCGACGATCTTCATGATCTTTTTCTGGCTGTCTTCCCGGCTGAACTTATCCAGCAGAGTCGGCATGGTCGAAGTCAAAATGCCCATCTGATGTATCTCCTACGTGGTTTTCAGGGCCTTACTTGAAGGCATCAACAATCGTCATTTCTTTTGCAGCCGCCGGCTGATTGCCCGGCAAGACAAACTTGTCTTCCGAAATGGCCTGGCTGACGCGGTGGCAGAACTTGAACAGGGCTGGGTGGTTACCCAGTCCGGAGTTGTTGAGCAGATCCCGCAGGCCTTCGTCGCCGAACGCCTGAATGACCTTGACGGCGCTCGCCACGCTCTTGTCGTAGTTCTCGCCGCCCAGTTCTGGATCGTTTTTCACTGCCGTCGCCCACGCCTCTCCCTGCTTGGTGACAGCGGCCTGGTATTCCTCGGCTTGCTTGGCCGCCAACTTCGCTTGGAAGTCGACGATCTTCTGGGCCTTGTCCTGCGGCAGATTCAGTTCCTTGGCGAAGTCCTTGAACTCACCGAGGATTGCCGAGTC